GGGGGGTTCAGTCACCCGGACGCTGGTCAATTGTTCACGGTATCAGGACGCCGTTGCAACATCAAGAAATTTACGGCAAACCCTGGACGCCGCTGGGATTACGTCGGGAAATACGCAGGGCACAAGGATGGTCACTACATCATTGGTGATCAGTGCGACAGGCCGGGCGGAGATCAGGACAGTTCCGAGAGAGGAACAAATGATATCTGGAGTGAGATCATTAACGCAACGAATGAAGGAGAGTTTTTTGAGAAGCTTGCGGCTCTTGCTCCTAAGCAACTCGGATGCAATTTTGGATCTCTGAAGCTGTATGCAGACTGGAAGTATAAGCCGGAAGTGGCTGAATATGAGTCACCAGAGGGTATATTTGAACCTACTGTTGCCTTAACGACTTGGCGTGAGGCTAATGTTGGAGCTAGGCAAGGCCGGTGAGTCTTCGCGCAGTGCGCTCACTCAAGGGTGGGGGCAGTATGTCGGGCAAGCCCGACGCCCCACCCATCGTTCTCGAGTTTTACACATAGGCGTGGATCTCTGCTAATTTATGTTTAGTCCAAAAGGGTTGGTGTTGTTTGGAAGCACTCGGCTTGGAAAGACAGTGTGGGCTAGATCACTGGGCCCACATAACTACTTCGGTGGATTATTCAACGTCGACGACTTCAGTGAGTCCGCTGAGTACGCCATCTTTGACGACATCGCTGGAGGATTTTCTTTCTTCCCTGGATACAAGAACTGGATGGGAGGACAGTTTCAGTTCACTGTGACGGACAAGTTCAAGCACAAGAGAACTGTTCGTTGGGGCAAGCCCACTATTTGGTTGTGCAACACGGACCCACGACTAGACTTCTACAAGCCTGGTGGGGCGCCAGATTGGGAATGGATGGAAGCCAATTGTGAATTTGTGGAGATTACCTCCCCTATCTTTCGTGCCAATACAGAGTAGAGCACGGACTAAATACAAGTTGATCGGAAGAACTTCCTCCAATGCCTGAGACAATTAGGTCGAGAACGAAATAGTCTCCCATGCCCGCTTTTCCCTGAGTGGAGTACTTCTTTGACGCTACGCTCTCAGCAGTTTCATCATCGTCATAGACTAGATTTGAGTTCATAGGCATCCACATCTTCTTCTTGACTAGCTTGCCGGATGCGTTGCCGGATGAGATCATCGTCGTTTTGTCATACTTGACTGTTATCCTGTTCTGGTCTAGCTTCGCGACGAGAGGTTCGGTCCAGTCGATGCCATACTGTCCATTGAAAATGAACGAGTAAAGAGTAGTGCGATCGGTAGTATCAGTGGTAGAACCAGAGTTCAGATTGTAGAGCACGCGTTGTTCTCCGTTGGCGGTCTCCAACTCGAAGGGCGCGGCGAGGTTGAGGCCACCCTTGATGGTAAAGCAAATGCGACGCCATTGCCAGGGTATGCCTGTCGAGGTCTGGACTTCGATGTTTTCAGATAGGCCGCGGAGATAGCAGGTGGTTGAGGTCCGGCATGCAGCTTGCGCTATGGTGCCGAAATTACCCGCAGTACTGGAGGTGAGATCACGGGCTGTGGCGCACCAGAGGAAGAGCGCACCCGTCGCCCCGGTGATGTTTGCAGGCCCAGACGCGCCAGAGGCAGCTGAGCCATTTTTGAAGTAGGGAAGCATTTCATCGCGCTTTTTGCGACTTGTCGTGTTCAAGATGCGCTTTTTGGTCATCGGACGGCGGTATGTTCTCTTTGTTTTCGTCCGGTACTTGGAACGCGTCGTTGAGCGACGTTTGTTGTAGCCACCACGGGCGCGACGGGTTGAGGGTCGACGCGCGTACGAACGTCGGTACGCCATTTCGTTGAGGTGGGGTAGGCGGCGGTGAGGGTGGGGCGGTCGGCATGATGTTAGACCGGCGGAGGAAAGTTAGGCCGCAGGGCGCACTATATAGGCGGGCAGGTGTGCGTTTTTTTTTTCTGGGGATTACAGTGTTAGTTTCATCCCCAGAAAAATGGTCCGTCGGTACAAGCTCGATAATGTCGAATACGTTCTTCTCACATACTCCGATTGCCCGGTCGAGTTTGATCCTCAAGGAATTGTTGACGCAGTTGTCGGAACTGGAGCGGTGTACAGACTCGGTCGAGAGTTGCATCAGAATGGATCTCCTCATTACCACTGTTTCGTCTGGTGGTCTGGGGGGTTCAGTCACCCGGACGCTGGTCAATTGTTCACGGTATCAGGACGCCGTTGCAACATCAAGAAATTTACGGCAAACCCTGGACGCCGCTGGGATTACGTCGGGAAATACGCAGGGCACAAGG